GCGTAAGATCAAGATCAATTATAATCACTCAGACATCGAACGTTATCATGGTGATACACCACATGTAGCATCTATTTTACACACTTGCCTGGAGGTTTTACCCCGTGTTGAAGGTGTTTATCAAGGTGATTTTATTGGTTTTGGCGGTGAAATGGTTCATCGGTCCAATACTCTTACTTATGGTTTTGCATCCAATCGAGGTGTTATTGACAGTGCTATTATTTTCTGCTGCCATACATCTTATCAAGGAGAATCTCTGAAGGGGATGACAGCATCCTTCCACATTCCTCCATTCTTCAATGGTGTTCAAGGACGCTGCTATTTTATCAACTGCGATGCTAAATTGTCCCATCGTTTGCGTCGTATTGATTACCTGTTAAATCTTGCTAGTTTCCTTGGCAACTTTGCCTCGTTCCCTGATGAGAGCGAGCACAAAAACATCAAGGTCGCTGTCAACAAGTGCATCAGAGAAGGGCGTCTGATCGACTGTGTGCCTGGTAATCTCGGAAACGTGTTCTCTATCCTTCGCACGGTTAAACACCTCTTGATGGGGCATATAGAGGTCGTTGGTGATGATGTAGATGTGTTCATTGAGGAGGATGGTATTCTTCTAGAAGCAGAACATGAGGGTTTCGTTCACAGCAACCAGTACGGTGCATTTAAGTTAGTTAATCGCCGCACATTCTCTTACTATAACTTCACCTTATCAAAGCAATGGGCATGATAAGATACACTAATGCTCAAAGGGGTTGACTTTTACCCCAAAATGACCCATACTACCTTTGTTGACACGAAAACCAATGAGTTATCCACTCGGCATCGACAATCCAATCAAAGTTAAAGCAGTTTGGGGTTCACATAAGTGGGCACTTTACTGGAAGGATGATATGACTAAGATCGCAACATTTCCAAACGAATTTGTTGCAATGCAGGCACGTCGTTCGATTCTTGAATCTAAATGACAACAGTTATTCTCGGTTCTTTAATCATTCTCTGGTTTTTCACTCCTCTCAACAAATGACCAAACGCGAAGCAAAGGCACACTTTCTCTCTGTATCTTGTGAGGAAGGTCTCAACGACAAACCCGCAATGCGTTATGCTTGGGGATTATTCACCGACATGTTGTGCAAGGATGGATACATCACCCTTAAACAATATGAAACCTGGACTTGCCCTTTCTGATCATGACTGACTTTATTTGTGCCTACTTTGGCAAGGATTGGACTATCACTGCCCGTGGATTCTCCTCACTTAAGCAAGCAGAATCACACGGCAAGTTTATGATGCCAACAGCAGGAGTTTTCGGATTCGCTGTCATCTCCGAGGACAAAGATGCCTGGATTGTATTTGATCAGTTCAGCATGTTGTCTGGTAAGGAGACAATAACTCAAGACAAACTAAACAACACTTTCGCAGTTTCTTTCTGATATGAATACCAAACTAGTACGATTCCGCTCTGGCGAAGACATTATCTGTGAGTTTCTCGATGAAGTCGATGGACAATATGTGCTCGATAAATGTATTGTCGCAGTGCCACAACCAGGCGGGAAGATTGCATTTGCTCCGTGGTCTCCACTAGCAAAAGAGGGCGAACCTTTTAAGATCGATAAAGATTTTGTGGTCTATGTTGTAGACTGCAATGAGGACATCCGTGGACAATATGAGTCCATGTTTAATACTATTGTCGCACCATCTAAGAAACTTATTCTATGACAAATCGAGAAATTGGTAGATCAATCGTACTTGGTTGCATCAAATCTTCTGTGAGTGGACTTACTCGCGATGAGATAACTGAGCATGGTGGGTTATGCACAGCAACCGTATGTGCTCGTGCTAATGAGTTGTTAAAAGAGGGTAAGATTGTGGTGCGTCTTAACCCTGACGGGACTAAGATGAAGCGTCCAACTAGAACAGGAACGCCCGCAGAGGTTCTCTATTTTGTCAAAGATTAATTTCCACATTCCACCTAAGGGATACACTTATGAGTTTGAGAGAGACTTTAAGCAGAACATCTGTCGTATTTGGATTTGCAATTCTGCTAAATTCGATTACAACGGTGGTGCTCCTAGTAAATCTGTATGGGGATTCATACACCAAAGGACACACACATTCTATGCACCAATCGACTCTAAGCGAAAAGGTAAGCAGGTAGAGTTATCACAAACCACACCCTATTCTGCCATGCAGAAGTTAAACAATAAGACTGTCTTATCTGATTGATAAGATGCACTAATGCTCTAGGGGGTTGACTTCTAGGGCATTTTGGTTCATACTACCTTTGTTCGCAATTCGTTAATGACTCTGACTCTTCGCCCGCATCAATCGCGTGCTCTCGATGCACTTCAGCAGAACGATTTGGGTCAGATTCTTGTTCCTACTGGTGGTGGCAAGACTCTCATCATGATCCAAGATGTTAAGCGTCGTTTTGTAGACTTTGCGACACCTCAGGTTGCTGTTGTTGTAGCACCTAGGATTTTGCTTGCTAATCAACTCTGTGCTGAGTTCTCTGAGTATATTGACAATGCAAATATGATCCACGTTCATAGTGGTGAGACGCATCATTTCAAGACTACAAAGAGTGAGCGCATCAAACTTGCCGTAGAGATGTGCAAAACTGTTGGTGCTCATTGTATCATCTTCACGACCTATCATTCTCTTGGTCGTATTGTTGATGCTGGTATTGATGTGAATGTCGCTTACTTCGACGAGGCACACAATTCCACGCAAAAGTCTCACTTTGTCGCGACTGCTGCTACATCTCTTGCGGCAGATTCCGCGTATTTCTTTACTGCTACGCCGAAACATCACCGCGACCCGAGTGCAAACGGCATGAACAATCATACTATCTACGGAAAGGTGATTGAGTCTGTTCGTGCTCAAGAACTCATTGACGGAGGTTGCATCATTCCTCCGCAAGTTTCGACCTACAAAGTAGATCTTGTCCGCAATCGTGCTACAGCAGCAGAAGCAGACCGCAATATGATTGTGGACATTCTCGATAACATTGAGCAAGACAATCCTAAGGTGTTGGTATCTGCTCCCTCCACAAAAGTGATGTGGAATATGCTCACTCGCAGTGATGTGCTGAGTGAACTTGAAGAGCGTGGTTTTGACGTGCTTCACATTACATCTAAGCACGGTGCTTATGTGAACAAAACCAAGGTGAATCGTGAGAAGTTCTTTGATACTCTCACCGAGTGGGGTAAAGATCCAAACCGTAAATTTGTGCTCCTTCACTATTCTATTCTGTCTGAAGGTATCAACGTTCATGGTCTCACTCACTGCATCATGTTGCGCCAGATGCCTATCATCGAGATGGCACAAACTGTAGGTCGTGTTATCCGTATGAACAAAGATGATGCACAGGATATTGCTTCGGGCAAGATTCCTGCTGGTGCTTGTCATCTCTATCGCAAACAGTTTGGTGAGGTTATCGTCCCTGTTTTCACCAACTACGGTAGTGCTATTGCCAAAAGATTGCAAGGTGTGGTAGACTGCATCTTCGCCAAAGGTATGCCTGCTGTTTCTACCATCACTCGCTAATTTAATGATCATGCGTATTCTTCTTCTTGGTATTGTTCTCGGATTCGGTACTCTCATGGGCGTAAATGCCATTCAGGCAGTCAATAACATGCAGGACGCTAAGTTATCACGTTTCTGCAAAGATGTGCCCCGTGGAGCATCATATGATGACATTTGCTCTCCTTATTGGAATGATAAGGGACACTAATGGTTTAGGGGGTTGACCTTTGCCCTGTTTTGGGGCATACTATAGGAGTCAAGGGGGGAAACGACCTCCCACAATCTCTCTCAAAATGATCTCTCTCGTCCAAGATCCTAAGTTCATCAGTGCAATCGAAGGTCTGCAATCCTTCGTGTTTGATACATCTGCCGACATCGATATGGCATATGATTGGGTATGCGATCAGGCAAACATTTCCACCTTTGTTGCAGATAACGTAGCATGGGATTTGTTCTATGATATGTGGGAAACCACTCAAAATTGAATTACACTGATCCCTGTACAATCGCACTTCAATTCATGAACATCTTCGACGAAATTCAAGACATGCCTGGTGAAATCTACGACATCGAATCTGTGGAAAAGTCTACTATTTTGTCTTGGCAAGTTCATATCAAAGAAGTAGGAATGAAAGACTTTTTTGTTGGGTTTTATGATACTGAAGAGGTTGCAAATAGGGTTGCTCGTGATTGGAATATGATGTACGAATGTGCTGGTCAAGATCATCTTTCTGCTGTTGCATCTAAGGTCGCACGATGATAACGAACAAAGCACAAATGCTCCGAGTGATGAAACAATGCGACGGG